TTAGGCGACGTGGCCTTCCGCCGTCAATCCTTTAGCTGCTTCGCCCTGCCCTTCCGCCCCGCGTTCGGCGCGGTGGGCTTCGAGTTTCTGGACGGCGGCGGCCGCCATCTTGCCGGTGCGCGGCATGTAGGTTTCGAGGATCTTCTTGCAGGCTTCGATCTGGTGGCCGCTGATCGCGGCGATGCCGGGCAAGTCCACCTCTGCTTCAGCCAGGCGCACGATCAGCGTGCGGCGCAGATCGCGATACTGCAGGCCTTCCAGTTCAGGGCAGGGCTGCAGCCCCTTTTCCATGTCTCCCGCGATGGTGGCGGCGCGCACGGCGGCGAACTGGCGGATGAACCAGTTGGAGGCATAAGGCTGGCCGGACGCGCGCACGATGATCGTGGTGACCGGAACCTCGCGGCGCTTGTTTTCCGCATCCAGCTGATCGAGCCTGGCCGACAGGCGGGCCGTGAGCGGCACCTGCACCCACACCTTCGTCTTGCCCTGTTGCAGACGGATCGAGCGGCGGCCGCCCTCAGTTAAAATACGGCCCCGCCCCAGCTTGAGTATGTCGCCCTCGCGCTGGCCCGTGTCAGCCGCGAGAAGCGTTGCAGTGCCGATTGCCCCCAACTCCATGGCATCGGCCATGGCCACCATCGCCTCTATGCAGTGATCCGGCCAGATCTGGTGACGCGGCGGGGCCTGCCGGATGCGGACACGATCCATGGGGTTCGCCGCGACATGATCGTTATCGACCGCCCATTGCATCAGGGTGCGCAGCACCCGGCCGATACCGGACGCCCGGTGCAGCCGTTCTTCGCCGCCGGGCGCGGCCGGCCGGGCCAGCGCCGCCAGCAGCTTGCGGCAGCTTTCCGCCGAGATAGACGACGGCTGTTGATCGCCCCCCCATTTGTCGATGGCCTCCAGCGCGGAGGAATAGGTGCGCTGGGTGGCCGCGCCCAGGTGGGGCCAGCGATCTGCCCGGAAATCCGCGATCAGCGCGCGCATGGTGAGCGGGCGGGCAAAGCGCTTGATGCGGGCCTTGGCAGCGCGGGCGCCTTCCTGATCGGTGGCGCCGTCGCGCCAATCATTCACGCGGCCGTTCCATTCGGCCGCCAGCTTCATGGCCTGATCAAGATCATGGCCGAGCGTCTGCGGTTCCCAGCCCGCCGCCTTCAGCGTGGCGCTGGGCTGCCAATAGTAGCGGGTGCGGCCGTGACGGGCCGGCTTGGCGACAAGGTGAGGCACGCGGATTTTCATTGGGCTGACCCTTCCCCGCCGCAGTGAAGCGGCGGATTATTGTGGCTGGTCTGGCGGGATCGACGCAAGAGGGGTGGAAACGGTGCCGGCAAGTTCCATCGCGGCCTCTATCCCCGGATTGACGACGTGGACGCCGTTGATGCGCAGGATGCAGATCGGTGCGATATCATCGCGGCCGGAGCGGCTGACCAGCCATCTGCCATCCCAGCCATCAAAGGTGAACGTAGAGCGGCCGCCGCAGCGCGAAGCCGTGATCCTGTCGCCCACCTTCAGCGTGCGTTTCGCCCATTCATGGGCTTCGTCCACTCCGGCGCGCGGGTGGGCGTTGCGAAGCGCACCCCAATTGACCTGATAGTATGGGTGATCGAGAAGGCGCGGAGGCTTGGTCATCCGCCCATCTCCAGCAGCATTGCCGGCCCGCCCAGCCCTTCGCGGCGGGCGATCTCGGCCAGCTTGCTATGTTCCTGGAGGACTTTGCGCTGTGCGTCGATCTTCTTCTGGAGCTGTTCGGCCTCCTCCTTGTATCCCTTCGCCCTGCGCTGTGCCGATTGCAGATCGGCCCATGCGTCATCCAGCTCCAGATGTGCATCGATCTGTCTTTCGACCCACATGCGCAGATCGGACAAGACCGCCTCTGGCGTGAGCGTGGCCGGAACGGCGGCCTTCGCTTCAACGCTGGTGTTATTGTAGCCTCGCCCTGTGCGCAGCGCGCGATACGTTACCTCGGTGATGCTGATCGTCACGACAAACCCTCCATGAAATTGGTGGCGTCGGGCCAGTTCCACAGGCCCTGCATGCCCTTCATCGGGACGGGCGTTTCCCAGCGTTCGATATCTCGCATGGGCCAGCCCCAATTCGCGTGCGCTTCGCGGTCGCTGTCGTTCGCGCGGGAGACGCCGAATTCGGCCGCGATCTGAAGGCCGTTGCGCGCGGCGCCGACGCGGGCGGTGCCGAGACCGGCCGCCAGCGGCAACAGATCCGGCTGCTGCTGGCAGGCCTTCAGGAACGGCAGGGCGATTTCAGGGTGCAGGCAGGTTTGGGCGGCATAGCGCCCGCCGGCCTCCAGCAGGCGAACGAGCTGCCAGACTTCGCGCCAATCGACCTTGCGGGCGGCCGCGTGGATGACGAGCTGCTGATCAACCAGCCATTTCGGGGCGGGCCACCCCCGGAACTCGTAGGTCTTGGCGCCGATGATGATCAGCGAGGCCCACGGCTGCCAGACGGTTAGGGCTTTCAGCTGAATGGTTGGCTCAGCCATGGCCCGGCTCCTGCGAGAGGGCGGCACCCGCTCGGATCAGATCCGCTTCTTTGCCCGACCATTCTTTTGTGTCGCCTTCGATTGCGGCGGCAAGGAAGCACTCGGCTTCCACGGACATGGTGGCCGCATGAGTGATGATCGCCCAGGCTGCGTCCTTTGCCACCCGCAACCTTGCCACCTCGGCCTCTGCCGCACGGCGTGCATCGGCCTCGCGCGCGCAGGCTGCTGCATTCAGGTCCGCGCGCTCGTTCGCAGCGGCAAGGGGAAGTTGGGCCAGATGGACGATTTCAGCGATCCACTGCTTGCCGTCGTCGCCCAGCTCGTCCCATTCGGGCGCGGCGAACACCCGCAGCACATAGTGGCTATTCGCGATGGCCCGCGCCCTCGCGAACTTGTCGGCCACCGAAGGTGAAGGCGTTGCCTTGGGGGGCGCAACGTCCGACCCTGCACCTTCGGCGGCCTGCTCCAACCCTGGAGCATCTGTGGAACTCGGAAGATCGGTCATGCTTCCTCCCTGCAGGCGGGGGCGCCCATGGCATTCCAGAAGCGCGTGAAAATCCGGCGCTCCTCGATCGGAATGACGCCTGCCATCGTCCGGCCGCCCTTCCAGCCATGGGCCAGTGCAAGGCGATGGAAGGCCTCGCGGCGCTCCACCGCCAATGCGGCGCTGGCGGCGGCCTTGAAGCGGGCGGCGATTGCCTCGCGCGCCTTCGCTTCCTGTTCCAGCCTGTCTGCCGCTCGCGCAGACGCCCCGACGGAGACATGTTTGAACCAGTCGGCGTGGCTGCGCATGGCTTAAAGCTCCAGCCCGAGGGCGGACTTGTAGGTTTCCAGCAGGGCTTCGGCCTCTGCGCGGGCGTTGGCTTCCATGCGGCGCAGGCGGACGATGGCGCGCATCGTCTTCACATCATAGCCGTTGGCCTTGGCCTCGGCGTAGACATCCTTGATGTCTTCGGCGGTGCCGCGCTTTTCTTCTTCCAGGGCTTCGATCCGTTCGATGAACAGCTTCAGCTGATCGGCGGAGACGTTCGCAGTCGACATGGGGGATCCTTTGCTCAGGTGAAGGCCAGGACGGCCAGAAGGGTGATGAAGGCGGCGGCCGCCAGCGTGGCGCCGGCGCGGTGACGCCTGAGAGTTGCGGCCTGGGGAAGCGGCCGGCCGCGATCGTGCGGGCGGGGTTTCATGCCACCATGCTTTTCGGCGGCAGCGGGATCGTCATCTGCCATGGGCGCCAGAGGTGCAGGCAGTAGGGATGAATGTTGATGTGATCGGCTTCTGCAGGGTGCAGCTGCATCACCACTTCATGGGGTTCAAAGAACGTCCGCTTCACCAGATCCATTTCGCCCCAGGTGGGGCAGCGGTCTTCTAGCGATACGCTGACATGATCCCAGCCATCATCGGCGCTCGCGAGGATGCGAAGGGTGCGCCCTGTGCGCAGTGACGGCAGCATGAACACGCCGTGGTTGATGCCGGGGCGCATGCCTGACCATTGAACGGTGAGTTCGGGATGGACATAGGCGGCAAGCGTGAGAAGGTTCTTCATTCGCCCTCCCCTGCCGGGGCTTCCAACCGTTCCGCGGCGCGGACGAGGCGGGCGGCCGCCAGCAGGCAGTAAAGGGCCGCCAGGCTGGTGTTGGTGGTGGCCAGCGCCGCATCCACATCGGCCATGGCGCGACCGATCGTGGCGCCGGGGTTTGCCGTGCGACCCATCGCCTCCAGCTCTGCCAGCATCCGCCTGACGTGGCTTTCAGGATCGGTGATGCTGCTCATGCGGTGGCGCCGAACAGGGGCACGACATTGGCGCCCGAAGCCGCCGCCGGCGTCGCTTCCAGCAGGCTGGCGGCAAGGCCGGATGCCGAGGCCAGCTGGCGCAGCTGCGCGGCGGAGAGGCAGGCGGTGAACGACATGCCGGTTCCACGCACCACCAGGAAGGCGAGGCCATCGTTCACGCGGATCGCGAACGGGCCGGCGGCACAATCGGCCGGTTCGGGGCCAAGCGCCATGGGGAGGCGATCAGATCGCATTGGGGGCTCCTTTCAGGATTTCGGCTTCAATATCGGCGGCGCTCTTGTTCAGCGCGCCGGCGACATCACGCGCGTGTTCGGGGTGAAGCGCGATGAAGAGGCCGATGGCTGACTTTTCCGGGCAGCTGATGTTGAGGGTGACGAAATAAGCCTGCCCTTCGGGCAGATCGCAGGCTGCGCCGCCGATCATGATGTCCGAGGCTTGCAGGAACTTGATGTCCTGCCCTTGGACCGGCAGCGTTAACGGCGGGAGGTCAGGCATCGGGTGGCGATCGACCGGGCAATCGTTGAATTGGCGCGGCTTCATGCGAGGGATCCTTTCGGTTCGCGAATTGACCTGCGGTCGTCTCCGGCTCCGGGCGCGAACAGGCTTTCGGCGCGGGCGGCGAGCAGCGCTTCGGCCGCCTGGGCGGCGGCTGCGGTGGCCTGTGCGGCGGCGGCGGGGGACAGCCGGCCATCCATCCAGGCATCGACCGCACGGCGATCCCATTGCTGGCTGCGCGTGCGCCAGGCGCCGCGCGTTGGCAGCGGCTCAGGAAAGACGCCGTTTTCGATCAGGTGGCGGACATGACTGGACTGCCAGGCGCGGCTTCGCTGTTCGATCCCCAGCAGCCGGCAGACGCAGGCGAAGCTGTAGGTGAAGCGCGGGAGGTTGGCGGGCGCGTTCATGCCGCACCTGCTATGGCAAGGGGGGTTGAGCCCATGGCCTGCCGACTGAGGCCGACGCCAGCAGCGGCGCGGCGACCGGCTTCGCTGCCGAGAACCCTGCCGAAGCGCGCCTTTGGCCCAAGTGTGCTTGCCATATATTCGGCGATGGCCGTTTCGCGGCCACGATCCATGGCGACAGCGCTTTCGGCCCGCGTGATGATTTCGTGGGCAAAGCTGTTGCGGAAACAACGTGCGGCGTGGCGGGGGCGCTGGACGCGCCCTTCGTTAAGGTGCCGCTGAACCGCCCGATCGCAGATCTGTTCGAAATAGTCGAACATCAGTTCTGCAGAGACCCTGTCGCCTTGCCGACCCACAAACATCAGGTTGCCGCCCTGGCGGAAAGTCTCGCAGCCGTTCAGTCGCGCGGCGGCCATCCCCAGCCATATGCGCCAGACAGGGACTTTTCCGCGCGTTACGCACCGCGAGGAATGGCCGATCCTGTCGGGATCGAGCGAGGCGGGATCAATGCCATATTGCCGGGCGAGTTCGGCCGCCTTGGCGGCGAACGCTATTGCTTCGGCGGCAGAGCCCGCACCCTTGGCCTTTGCGAACAGTGCGGCGATCTTCCGCCGCGCGTCTTGTTCGGTCCACATGTCAGGCCCCCACCTGTTCAGGCTGGGCGCAACGAGGCTGGAAGAAGTTCTGCAGCTTCCCGGTGCGGCGGTCGATGTGCCGGCCGATGCCGCAGATATCGTGGACCAGGTTGAGATCATCGAAGGCTTCCAGCTTCGCCAGATCGAGCGGGCAGCCATTCAGATGGCATGCGATCAGATCCATGCGCCGTTCGATTTCTTCGATCCGTCTGCTCCGGCCGTAGAACGCCAGAAAGCGTTCGACGATGCGGGCAATCGCGCATTCGTCGTGAGCCTTGATATTCCAGTTGACGCTGTGAGCCATAGTGGCCTCCGTTCGTTACGGAGGCGGTTGTAAGCTATCGTCTTACATAGTCAAGGGGTGATGTAAGATATTTCTTTACATCAGCAGCCAGACCGCAAACAGGACGCCCAGCGAGAAGCCATTGCCAAGTATCCAGTTGCCCATGAACGCGAAGGCGAACCAGGCAAACCCGCTCTCCGCCCAGCTCCACGGCAAATAGAAGCTGTGGGTGGAGACGACGGCGGCGACGGTTGCGGGCAATATGATGAATTGCACCGCCATTAGGAGCATGAAGGGCCGGTGCCCATGGCGAGCGATAAAGGCGGGGTCGCTCCAGCGATCCGACAAAGTGCGCAGATCGGGGCCGTTCCTCACGCCGCGCGATGCTCGTCCGCATCGTCGGGCGCAGCCCGGCTAGGGCTGGCCGCCGGTTCGGCCACATAATCGCCGGCGAGAGCCTCGCCCACACCCAGGAACTTTTCCAGCACGGCATGCGGCATGCGGCGGGCGAGCATGATCAGCCGCAGCTCTTCCGCGTCCCGGGCGGCACGACTGTTATCGTCCGGGTTCAGCAGCTCGCCCGGCTCCACACGAAGGATGGGCGCCAGGCGCTGCATCCACACGATGTCCAGGCTGGGGCGGCCGCGTTCCAGCGTGGAGATCTGCATCTTGGAGCAGCCAGCTTCATCGGCCAGTTCCTGCTGGGACATGCCGCGCGCCTCGCGCAGCTCCCGCAACCTGTTGGGAAGCCTTGCCATATCGGGAAAGTGTAAGACGGTAGCTGACATGTCTATCTCATAGTGTCTTACATTGGCCTTGCGCATTCGTAAGAGAATGTCTTACACCGCTGCAGATATGACCGCCCCCGCCCAAAACAAGCTCCGCTCGTGGCGCGCCGAAGCCGGAAAGAGCGTTAACGAGGCAGCTGCCGAAATCGGCTGCACCCGGCAGACCTGGTATTCGTGGGAAAGCGGGCAGAACATCCCCAGCCCTGATCTGATGGCGAAGCTGGTGGCGATGACGGGCGCCGCCGTGACCGCCAATGATTTCTATGACTTGCCGCCGCATGACACCCCCGCGCCGGATAGTGGCGGCGTTGACAGCGATGGCAACCGGCAAACGACCTTAACGACATCGCGAAAGCACGCCGCATGACGGGCCCACTGATCAGGCAGCGGGCCGACATGGCCGAGTTCCTGCGACGGACCGGCAGCGTGCGGGTATGGACGCAGGACAGCGCGGACCGTCCGCTGGTGCTGTGCGTGCACGGCGATCGCGCTGATTATGGCGCCGCGCCCATGGCCCAGGCCGGGCTGAGTGTGGCGCAGGCGCAGGTGCTGCTGGTGGACCTGATGGACGGGCTGGCCGCCGACTGCGGCGTTGACCCCATGCCGCTGGTGCGGCGCTGGGAAGCCGCCCAGCGGGAGACGGCAGCGGCAGCTGGACCGGCGCATGACGAGGCCGGCGGAAATCTGGACGGCCGCAAGACTGCCGCCGCCGGTGGCAGCTTTCATGGGCGGCGGTTGCTGTGAGCGCCGCCGGGGGGGAACAGCTGACCGGCATCGTTGTGGTGGCCGGTGGAGCCGGGGGGCAGGGACGGGTTCGCATCATCGACCTGCGCGACCAGGACGTGGGCGAATTGCTGCTGGACGTGCGCGAGGCCCGCGACCTGGTGCGGCAGCTGGACCGCGCGCTGATCATTGCCGAAGGGCAGCACCCGGCGCAGCGGGGCTGCTGACCGATGGGCGCAGCGGCCATAGCCGTTCGGGCGATGGTGAACCGCCATCGGATCGAAGTGCAGATCGGCCATTCGCGCGCCGAGCTGCACCCCGATGACATCGACCTGCTGCTGCGCCAGCTGGGCGAGGCACACCGCAAGCTGGCGGCTGCCGAACCCGTGGAAACCCTGCACCTGAGGGACAGGCTGGCTGCGCATCTGCGCGCGCTGGCGCTGGCCGGGCGCTGCTGCCCCAGCAACGGGCAGCTTGCCGAGCAGATGGAACTGACGTGCGCGGCCCCGGTGACGGCTGCGCTGGCGGCGCTGGAACGAGGTGGCGCGATCCTGATCGAACGCGGCCCGGGCACCCGCGTGGTGCGTTTTCCCGACGGCTATGCGACCGCCAGCGCCAAGCCGGCCCGCTATGCGGCGGCCGGAGCCGGGCGAGCGCGCAGCAGCGGGCGGACAGCCTGACATGCGCGGGCCGCGCCGGATCGATCCGGCCTTCACGGAGCTGATGATTGTGGCGGTGGGGCTGTTGCCGGGCATGGCGCCGTTCACATGCCGGATCGATATCGAGGCGGTGACGGCGGCCGCCCGGGCGAGTGCAGAGCTGCCCCGATGGCCAACCGCCTGCATCCAGCTGCTGGAGGCCTGCGAAGAGATCGCCGCCGGCACGAAGGACGCGCTGCGCGCCGGCGAGATCGGCGCGGCGGCCAGCTGCGAATGGCCTGCACCAGTGGCGAGCTGGCAGCGGCGGGCGGATATCGGCGAAGAGTGGCCCGAGGATGACGGGGAGCGGACGGCGTGAGCGGCGCAGCGCCCCGCCCCCCCCTGATCGCGGTTTCGGAAATCGTGCGGCTGCTGACAGACCGCATCGAGGAGCTGGCGGCCGAGCTGATCCCGCTGGGCAAGCGCCATGGTGCCGAATGGCAGGATGCGCCAGCTTCGCGCGGGGGCATGGGCGACAGCCTTTCCGTCCGCCTTTCCGGGCCGCGCGCCGGCATCTGGAGCCATTTTGCCAGTGGCGCGCGTGGCGACGCGCTGGATCTGGTGACTTACCTGAAAACGCATGGAGACAAGGCCGGTGCGATCAAATGGGCGAAACACTGGCTGGGGATCGGCGACGGCGAAGGGTGGAAACCCGACGCCCAAGCCGAGGCGCGGGCGCGGAAGGCACGCGAGGCAAAAGCGCGTGAGGCGGAGAAAGACAGTGACTGGCGATCCCGCAAGGCGCAGCGCTTGTGGCTATCCGCGCCGAAGCTGGAGCCCGGCGACGTGGTGGACAGGTATCTGACATCGCGTGGCATCGGGCTTTCGCAGCTGGGCAGGCGGCCCGGCTGCCTGCATGCCGGCCAGTCCATCGTTCATCGCGACGGTGCGCACTGGCCGGCCATGCTTGCCGCCGTGGTGGCGCCGGACGGGCGCCATGTGGCGACACACCGAACCTATCTGCAGGTTGTAGAGCCGCGAATTCCAGGCGCGGCCGGCGAAGTTCGGAAAGCGCCGGTCGATCCGGTGAAGATGGTGCTGGGCGATTTTCGCGGCGCCTGCATCCCCGTGTGGAAGGGCGAACACAAGCAGCCGTTGCGCGGCCTGCCGGACGGCGTGCCCGTTTACATCACCGAGGGCATCGAGGACGCGCTTTCCGTGGCGCTGCTGATGCCCGAAGCCCGCGTGGTGGCCGCGATCAGCATTGCCAACATGGCGGCCATCTGGCTGCCGCCGCAGGTGGGCGAAGTTGTGCTGGTGGATCAGAACGATCCTGCCACGCTGCCGAACGGGCTGCCGCACCCCACCGCCCAGGCCAAGCTGGACGCGATTGCCGCCCACGCGCGCCATGGGCGGACAGTTCGGGTGGCGAAGCCGCCGCCCGGCATCAAGGATTTCAATGACTGGGTGCAGCTGCGCCCCCCGACCCCGATAAACAGACAAACAGCGGGCCAGCACCAACCGACATGACAGACGATGCATCACCAGACGACCCGCGCGCGGCCCTGCAGAGTGCGGAGGTTGTTTCGCTGCCCGCGCGCCGGGGCGGCAAAGCAGGCGGCGCCCGATCCGGCCCGGCGCCTGACGGCGAGCCAGAGCCGGGCGCCAGCAGCGGCCGCAGGGGCGGCGGTGGCAAGAAGGGGCGTCCGAGAGTTGAAGGGCTTCCGGCGGGGTGCCCTGTGACTCCGTTAGGAAAGGATGGCGGAACCTTCTTCTATCTGGACGTTGTGGGGCAGATGCGCGAGCTGAAGGCGCGCGATCATGGCAACAAGGACCTGTTGGCGCTGTTCGCCCCACGCACGGATTTCGTGCACGCCAGCTGGCCGCGTGTGAACGTGAAGGGGATGATCACGGGCTGGCGGCCGGAGGATTGCGGAGAGGAACTGATGAATGCCTGCGCCCGCGAGGGCGTCTGGAACGCCAGCGAGCGGGTTCGTGGCCGAGGTGCCTGGCAGGACAGCGCCGGCGGGCTGATCCTGCATTGCGGAGACGCGGTGCTGATCGAGGGGGAATGGCACGAGCCGGGCTTGCACCACGGCCATGTCTATCCAGCTGCCGCCCCCCTGCCCCGGCCCGCGCAGGCAAAGGTGTCTGCCACGATGATGGACGAGCTGCTGACCATGTTGCAGACATGGGCCTGGCAGCGCCCGGCCGTCGATCCGTTTCTGATGCTGGGCTGGCTGGGCGCCGCCCGGCTGGGCGGCGCGCTGGAGTGGCGACCGGCCGCCTGGCTGACGGGTGACAAGGGCACCGGCAAATCCACCCTGCAGAAGCTGGTGGAAGGGGTGCTGGGTGGCGGGCTGCTGCAGGCCTCGGACGCATCCGAGGCCGGCGTGCGGCAGACGCTGGGCAACCAGACGCTGCCCGTGGCGCTGGACGAACTGGAGCCGGGCGAGGACAACCGCAAGCAGCAGGCGCTGCTGACGCTGGCGCGGCAGGCGTCCAGCGGCGGCAAGATCGTGCGCGGCGGCAGCGACCACCAGGCGCACGATTTCCTTGCGCGCAGCTGCTTCCTGTTCAGTTCGGTGCTGGTGCAGCCGTTGAAGGGCACCGATCGGAGCCGCCTTGCCGTGCTGAGCCTTGACCCGCTGCCCAAAGGCGCGGCGCGGCCGAACCTGACGCCCGAATGGCTGCGACGAATGTCTGCCGCCATGCAGCGGCGGCTGATCGACGGCTGGCCGCGCTGGCAACAGACGCTGGATACCTATCGGACGATGCTGGAGGATGCCGGGCACAGCGCGCGCGGCGCCGACCAGTTCGGCACGCTGCTGGCGACCATGGACCTGCTGGTGGCGGACACCGCGCCCACTGCCGCCCAGGCCGCCGAATATGCCGAGCTGATGGCGGTGGGCGCCATGAGCGAAACCGCCCAGGACGAAGGCGACGCCTCGCGGTGTTTGCGCCATCTGCTGTCCTCCACCGTGATGCTGGACGGCGGCGGCCGGCCGCAGACCGTGGCGCACTGGATCGACAAGGCGGCCGAAGAGATCGAGAACCCGGACCTGGACACCACGAAGGCCAGGACAGGCGAAAAGGGGCTGGCGGTGTTCGGGCTGCGCGTGATCAAGCGCAGGGACGGCAGCCGATGGGTGGCGGTTGCGGTTTCCAACCAAGGGCTGGGGCGGCTGTTCGGCGGAAGCCACTGGCAGGCGGCGAGCGGCACCGACGGCGTGTGGGCGCAGGCGCTGGCGCGGCTGGCCGGCGCCGAACGGGACGTGGCGGTTCGCCTGAACGGGCAGACGCAGAAATGCGTTCTGGTGCCGCTGGCGCTGGCGCGAGAGGAAGGGCCCGACGAGTTCTAGCTAGCCGGCCGGGCGCCGCCAGCGCAGCCAGGCCGCGCGGCCGGCGCGCAGCAGCAGATAGAACAGGATCGGCGCCAGCACGCGGCCGGCGAGATATGCCGCCCTCGGCTCCAGCCCGAGGCCCGTTGCGTTGCGCCACGTCACCCAGGCCGCGAAAGCGCCGGCAATCGCGGCCGCGATCAGCCCTGGAACCCATGACCGGGCGAACAGACTTGCGGCGATGACAGCCAGCGCGAGGATCAAGTTCATTCCCACCCCCTACCCGAGGGCGGGACAATGGCTTGTGCGGCCCTGATCCGCAATGGCCGGCCCATTCCCTGCCACCCACACCTTGAACCGTTGCCTCGGGCAAGATATCGTCGCGAAGGCTGATCGCCCCAAGGGGTTGGGGGTGTAACCGGCGGTTGCAGCGGTTACGAATTCAGTTACGCCAAAAGCCATGCGAATTCAGCGCCTTATGGGCGTTGTAACTTGCAACCTCGCGCGCGCGCACGTGTGAGGGATTGGGCGACCATGCCGATGGCCATGGAAGCCCGCGCCTTCATCCTCGCGTCATGCGCGAGGAAATGCGGTTACAAGTTACAATTCATCTATCTTATTGAGATATAGAGTTAAGTTTGTAACTTTCCCTGCAACCGAGTGTAACTTGCAGTTACATCGCACCCCCGGTTGACAGGGGGGGGCATGCGCCGGGCAGCGTGCGGCCTTCGAACCCGAATTGTTTAGGGGTGGAAATGGCCAAGCTGGGGCCGGTGGCCCAGGAGATCGCGGACGCGGCGCGGGAGGCGGGGCGGTTGCTGCCCGGCGATGACCTGCGCTTTGCGCAGTCGCGCCTGCCGCTGGCCGATGGCGAGGCCCTGACGCTGGCGCTGGACGTGCTGCCGACGCGTGCCCTGGCGGTGGACGCGGCCCGGCGGCGGGGGCGGCCGAAGGGCAGCCGGAACCGGCGCAGCGAGGAGCTGATCGGCTATCTGCTGAAGCGCTATGCGCATCCGCTGGAGGTGCTGGTGCAGATGGCATCGCGGCCGACGCACGCGCTGGCGGCCGAGCTGAAGTGCGACGAGGTTCAGGCGCTGGCGATCCAGAAGAGCGCGGCAGCCGAGGCGCTGCCCTACTTCGAGAGCAAGAAGCCGGTGGCGGTGCAGGTGGACAATCGCGTGATCCAGCTGACGATCCATGAGGCCGCGCCTGGCGGGCCGCGCGAGCCCGATGCCATCGACGGCGAGAATGTGGCGCTGGCCATCATGCAGGCCGTGGGAAATCAAGAGGTTAGCGAAAGATGACGGCGCGTGTTGGACAGCGCGTGTTGGACAGCGGACGCCAAGGCGTTGAAGTCGTTCGGCAATCTGGACTTGGTATTCAGCTTGGCCGGCTAACCGTCATCGCCCGGCCCGGCCCGGATCGCCGCCCGGGGGGCACCCCCCCCAGCGCCCGGCGCCGGCCCCCGATGGCTGTTCGGACAGGGTGTGCGAAAATTTCTGGCAAAATCACCGAAAATCAAAATCCCGCGACCCAAGGGGTTCGGGGGCGGGGCCAAGAAGCAACGGCAGGCGGGCCGGGGAATGGGTTGGGGTATCGGGCCGCCATCCACCGAACTGGGCGCGGGGTGCGGGCGTGAGCGGCGGCGCGATCAACCTGGAGTGGGCGCCGCCCGGCCCGGTGGCAGCGGACTTCATGGCCGACATGGCGCCGATCAGCGCGATCATGGGGCCGGTGGGTTCCGGCAAGACGACGGCGGCGCTGGTGAAGATCGTGCGCCATGCGAGGCTGCAGAAGCCCAGCCCCCGCGACGGCGTGCGGCGGTATCGCCATCTGGTGATCCGCGACACCTTCGTGAATATCCAGCGCACGATCCTGCCCAGCTGGTTCGCGATCTTTCCGAAGGATGCGGGCGACTTCGTTGGCGGCCCGCCGGCCGTGCACCGGCTGCAGTTCGATGACGGCCAGGGCCCGATCCATCTTCAGGTGGACTTCATGGGCCTGGGTGACGACGCCATCGAAAACCTGCTGCGCGGTTACGAAATGACCGGCTTCTACGCCAACGAATGCGACCTGCTGGGCTATGGCACGATCGACTTCCTGTTCAGCCGGACGGGCCGCTACCCCAGTGCGCTGGATGGCGGCGCCACCTGGCGCGGCGGATGGCTGGATTTCAACGCGCCCGAGCAGGACCACTGGCTGTATCAGCTGCTGGTGGACGGGATCATTCCCGAAACCGACCCGGAGTTGAAGGCGGAAGGCTTCAGCTTCCATGTGCAGCCCGGCGGGATGGACCCGAAGGCTGAAAACCGCCGCAACCTGCCGGCGGATTATTACGACCGGATGCTGGGCACCATGCCAGACTGGCGCGCGCGCCGGCTGATCCACAACCAGTGGGGCTATAGCCGGGACGGCAAGCCGGTTTACCCGGAATTTCGCGACGCGGTGCATGTGAGCCCGGTTGCGCTGGATCCTGTACGCGGGTTGCCTATCGGCATTGGCGTTGATGCCGGGGGCACGCCGGCCGCCGCGTTCGGCCAGTTCCTGCCGAACGGGCAGTTCCGCGTGCTGGACGAGATCGTGACGGGGCCGGGCACCGGGCCTAAGCGGTTCGGGCAATTGATCCTGGACGTGGTGAGCGCCCGGTTCCGCGATCATGACGTTTTCGGCTGGGTTGACCCCTCTGCCGCGTTTGGTGGCGATGCCACGGGCACGGACAGGGACTGGCTGGCTACCGTGCAGCAGGTCACGAAGTTCCGGCTTCGCCCGGCCCCCACAAACAGCCCGGCGATGCGGCAGGAAGCCATGCGCACCCCGCTGGCGCGCATGGTGGAAGGCACCCCGGCATTCCTGCTGGACCCGCGCTGCAAGCATCTGCGGAAGGCGTTGAACAGCGGGTATCATTATCGGCGGATCAAGCTGCACGGCGCCACCGGCCGCTATGACGACAGGCCCAACAAGAACCCCTGGAGCCACATTGCCGAGGCCCTGGAATATCTCGCCCTGGGCGGGCCGGGCGGGCTTGCCGCCGTGAAGGGGCTTTCTGTGCGGCGAGGGGAGATTGCGGTGGACAGCGACTATTCGATGTTCGGGGACGCAGCCTGATGGCGGCCCTGTTTTCCACACCGAAGGTGAAAGTGCAGCCGACGCCGACAATGGACGCGGTGGAGACGCAGGCCGGCGAGCTGCGGCGGCTGCGGCTGCGGCGCGGATCGGGCGCGAACGAGCTTCTGGGATCAACCGGGGCGGAGGCGCAGACCGCGCCGCCCAAGCAGCTGACTGGAGAGTGACGATGGCGAAGAATGCGAAAGCGAAATCGGAGAAGGTGCGCCCGACAGGGGCGGCATTGACGCTGGGAACAGACGAGCCATCGGCAGTGATTGTTCCGGTTCAAGTGCCGGAAGGCGCGCTGATCGCCGCGCTTTCGCCTGGAAAGATGAAAATCATGGCGCCGGTCGAGATCGCCGGATCGGTCGAGCCGGAACAGGTGACGGCCGTGTTTCTGCTGATCGACGGGGAGGTTGCCGGCCGCTGCGAGCTGGTGACGCCGGTGATGGTGGGCGGCGGCCATGCCCTGTTCCTGCCCGCCGGTGGAGTGATATTCTGATGGCCGCGATGCGTTACCGACTGCTGCTTGGCGCCAGCGCCGCCACCATCGCCGTGGAGGAAGGCAGCGCCATCGCCGGCGGAAATGCCGTGGAGGTGAACTTCGATTTCACCAAGATGACCCGCCTGCAGGCGGTTGGCCTGCTGCGGAAAGTGCGAAAGCACATCCACAGCCATGACTGGCCGCCTTCAGCGGTGACGCCCACGCCGACGCCGACCCCAACGCCGACGCCGACGCCGACGCCAACGCCGACGAGCTATCCGGCGCCGTTCGTGGATACCTTCATCGGGGTGACGGCGGCCGCGAGTTTCGCGGGCCGTCCGCTGGAGAGCGGCGGTGTCGTCTGGGAGGACATGAACACGAACGGCCGCGTCGACAACACGCGGATTTCGATCGCGACGAGCGGCATCCTGGCCGGTTCGGCTGTGACGACGACGGCCGTGGGCGAGGTGCATGCCGGCTTCCAGTCCGGCACGGTCAGCGCAAACCCACGCCGTTGGGCGAGCTTCAAGCTGCGCGATCGCATGGCAGTGAGTTCCGGCAGCGGCAGGCCCTGCCTCATCACCAGCCACCAGCCCTACCCGGCGACCGCGAGCGACGGCATCCTGATCGTTTCCGGCTCGTCGCCTGGGGACAGCCCGACGACGATCGGCTTCCGTGAGACGCAGGCCGGATCGGTTGTCGGCTCGACGATTTCGGTTTCGAATGTCAGCCTACGCGTCGGTGATGTGCTGACGATGAAGCACGAGCAGGGCAGCGGCACGAATGTTGCCACGCTTCTGCTGAACGGCCGCCCGCAGGCACAGAAAACGGGCCTGGTGATCCCGGTGACCGGAAAAACGGCCATTCGCGGCTGCGCGCCCGTGGACGGCCTAGACGCGATCATCGTTTCGAACCCGGACGTGGACGGCGGCCTAATCGTGGAGGCCCCGGCCCGCGTGCGGGCGACGACGACGGCCGCCGGCAGCGCTTCCGTAGTGGTGCTGTATGGCGAATGCGCCGGCGGGGTTCCGGCGACGATCTACTATGACGCGGTGGACGCCGCCACGGGGGCGATCATCAGCGGCCATAACGATCAGCCGCTGACGAACCTGACTAGCGCCGGGCCGACCTGGCGGGCGGAGACGGCCGCGCTGACGATCCCGGCAGGCGGCGCCTATCTCGTGGTGCGTCGGAAGGACATCGACGGCGGCGGCCAGTCCATCGGCATGACCCCGACGTTCCGCGCCGGAACCGTGGGCGCGTGGACCGGGCAGAGCCTGAACGCGCAGGGCCTGGAAATGGCCTCTGGCGGCTCCGATGCCGTGACTGGCGACTGCTTCAAGGCGGAGGGCTATTCGGTCAGCTCGGTGGCGATGAGCCGGGTGCAGCGGCAGGTTTCGACTGGCGGCGGCGCGGCGGCGGCGGCCATCAGCGCGATGCAGACGGCGGGCCTGAGCGGGCCGCACGCCATCGCCATGTCCGCTATCGGCAACACGGTGGTGAAAGCCCGCAACCCCGGCGGTACGGCCGGGATGTGGGACGGGATCGTCGACACGCTCCGCCACGTCGGAGGGCGCCTGAGCTATGTGGCCGACAGCTCGGGCGAATATGAGATCGCCAGCAGCTCGACGGGGGGGTTCTACCCTTCGGGCGGGGTGGAGGCGACGGCGGACTATCAGGCGCAGCTGATCGCCATGATGGACGCGATCGACGCGCTGTCCGGTTCGGCGGTGCCCTGTTCGCTTTCCTACCTGGGCGCGGTGTGGAACGTCACCGACGAGCAGGCGCAGGCGATCCGCCGAAAACAGTGGGAGCTGACGCAGACCTATCCGACGCGCTTCTTCATCGGGAACAACCCGCTGGATTGCCAGCATAACAGCGGCGACCAGTATCACCTGACCGGGGCTGGCAATATCGAGAAGTTCCGGCGTCACGGCTGGGGGATCGCCAGGATGCTGGGCGTGGCGGCTGCCGACCGGACGGGGCCGAAGATGGTTTCGGCATCGCGCTCTGGATCGAACATCGCGGTGACGTTCGACCTGAACGGAGCCAGCGCGCTGGAGATCACCGGCACGTCCTATGCCAGCGACTTCCGCTGCGGGCTGGATTTCGCCAGCGATGCGGCGTTCGCCAGCCCCATCTTCCCGACAAGCGCGACGGTTTCGGGTTCGACGGTGGTGTTCGGCTTCGCCAGCGCGCCGGGGGCAACCTATGTGCGCGCCGCCTGGGGACGAGAGCCCTATGGCCGGAACGTCAACGTCTATACCGGGCTGACGGCGATCCGCGACAATCTGGCGGCGAACGCGGCCGCCATCCGGGGCGTGTTCAGCGGCGAGGCGATGAACCCGCCGGTGCAGCCCTACTTCCATTCATCCGGCAACGACTATGTGGTGGCGAGTTGATGGCGATCTTCGAGGTATCCGATCGGGCGCAACTGGCGAACGCGCTCCAGACGTGCGTTTCCGGCGACGTTATCCGGCTGGCCGAAGTCGATTGGGTGGCGCTTCTGGGCGGCAAGGTGCTGAACATCGGTCGCCCTCGCAAGTTCGATCCAGAAAACCCCGTCCGCGTGGTGGCGGCCAGGCGCAACACCATCATCCCCGGCTGGGAGTGGAAAGGCTGGGGCGGCATCACCGTGTCCGGTTTCACGGTGCAGGGCAGCACGTCGTCTGTCATCGCGATCAACGCCTGTACGGACTTCAGGATTGAGGACTGCCGCGCGATCGGGATCAACGCGAACCGCGACGCCTGGGATGATGGTGGAACCGGCGTGCGGGTGAGCGGTTCGGCGCGTGTGACCGTCACCGGCTGCGACATGACCGATCTTTATCGAGGCTTTGCGGCGACCGAAAGCGAGGGCGTGAGGCTGGACGGAAATCGCATCTGGGAGGTGCGAGAGGGGGTGACGCTGGGGGCGCTGAAAGACAGCATCATCAGCCGCAACGAGATTTCGGACATCTGGCCGCGCTATCACAAGGGTGAGCACCCTGACGGCATTCAGGGACAGAATAACGGCCTGCCCCGTGGCTGCGAGAATGTCGAACTGAGCGACAACCGGATCATCAACCTCGGTCAGCGAGCCATGGGCGGCATTTTCTTCACCACGCAGCAGTCGGCCCCGGAGTTCCGCCACAAGCGGATCACCGCCCGGCGCAATCTGGTGATGGTGTCGGCCAAATGGGGCATCTGCTTCGGCGGGGTGGACGACGGCCTGATCGAGCACAACATCGTCCTTGCGACGTTCCACAGCGGTTCCGGCTACGCCAAGGGCCAGGACGGCGGCCGCACCAGCGGTGCGCTGACGCCCTGCATCAGCATGGGCGAAAGCTCGACGGGGATTGTGCGGCATAATGTGGCGCACTGGTATGATAATTCGATGCAGCGCCCCGGCGTGCTGTTCGAAGGCAACAGTTCGGGCTGGCCGACCGACGCGCTGGCCGCGCTGGCGAAGCTGAGGGCGAGGGCATGAGCGAGCTGGCGCAGGAGATCATCCGCGAGCAGGGGCGACTGGCCAGCGAGCGGTCCGGCTATGACGGGGTTTGGCAGCAGATCGCGGAGCGGTGTGCGCCGGAGCTGGCGTTGTTCAATTCGACCTTCTCGCCCGGCCATGCCCGAACCGACAAGCAGTTCGACAGCACGGCTTCCATGGCCGCCACCAGCTTCGCCGCCGCGCTGATGGGCATGATCGTGCCGCGCGAGAAGGTGTGGCACGGCCTGCGGAGCGGCGTGGAAGATCTGGACCGGCGCCCGCGCGTGAAAGCCTATTTCGAGGCGGTGCGCGACGCCCTGTTCTATCATCGATATTCGCCGCGTTCGAACTTCGCCAACCAGTTTCATGCCACCATGCTGAGCATGGGCCTGTTCGGCCCCGGCGGCCTGTGGGTGGACGAAGTGGTGGGGCGCGGGCAGATGGTTTACCGCAACGTGCCCTGCCACGAACTGTGGATCGAGGAAGACGAGCATGGCCGCGTTTCGACGGTGTATCGCCGGGCGAAGCTGGCGGCGGCGCTGTGGGAGAAGCGGTGGCCGGGGGCCGTGAACCTGAAATCGGTGCGCGAGGCCATCGCCGCGAAACAGGGCCATCGCGAGCTGGAATTCATTCAATGCATCCGCCCGCGTGCCGACCGTGACCCCGAGGCCTGGGATGCGCGCGGCATGGCGATGGAAAGCCTGGTGGTTTCCATCGCCGACAAGGAAGTGGTGCGGCAGGGCGGCTTCCATTCCATGCCGCTGCTGGTGGGGCGCTTCACTGCGCTTTCCACCGCCAAATACGGCCGCCCGCCTGCCGTGCAGGTGCTGCCCGACATCAAGATGACGAACGAGATGCAGAAGACGCTGCTGCGCGCCGCCCACCGGGCTGTTTCGCCGCCGCTGCTGGTGCATGACGACGGCGTTCTGACGCGCGTGGCGCTGAAGCCGGACGCGGTGAACGTGGGCGGGGTTTCGGCGGACGGCCGGCCCATGGTGCAGCCGCTTCAGACCGGCGGCCAGATCGGCGCCGGGATCGAGATGGTGGAGATGGCGCGCAAGGTGGTGGAACGTGCATTCCTGGTTCCGCTGTTTTCCATCCTGACAGACACGCCGGACCGCATGACGGCGACCGAAGTGCTGGAGCGCAGCCAGGAAAAGGGCATGTTGCTGAACCCCGCCGCCGGGATGATCGAAGCGGAAATCCTTGGCCCCACCATCGAACGGGAAATCGACCTGCTGGCGCGGATGGGCCGTTTACCGGAAATGCCGGCCGAGCTGGTGGAAGCCGAGGGCGAGTATCGCATCACCTATGACAACCCGCTGCAGAGGGCGGCGCGGAGCGAACGCAGCATCGGCTTCCTGCGCACGCTGGAGGCGCTGACCCCGCTGATGACGGCGGCCGGCCCGGAGGGCGCTGCGAAGATCATGGCGATGTTCGACATCGACGCGGCCGTGCGCGGGCTGGCGGAAGACAATGGCGTGCCGGTGAGCTGGATGAAAGACCCGGAGCAGCGGCAGACCGAACAGGATGACGAAGCCCAGGCCGCCGGGCTGATGCAGCTGGTGCAGGGCGCCAAGGTGGCTGGTGACGCGGCCAAGTCGCTGGCCGAGGCGCAGGCGCTGGCGGCGGCTGCATAAAGGTGAGGCATGGCGTGATGGGCATGATCCAGACCTTTCGGGTGCGGCTGATGAAGCGTCGCCGGGCGGGATATCGGGATCTGTTCGGCCCCGGCCCCGGCGGCGCGTTCAGCCCGGCGCAGACGGCGGTGCTGGCCGACCTGAAGCGCTTTTGCCACGCCGAGACGCCGACATTCGACATTGACGCCCGCGTGCACGCGATGCGCGAGGGGCGGCGCGAAGTGTGGCTGCGCATTCAGCAGTTTCTGGCGCTGAGAGACGATCAGATCGCCAATATCAGGGAGACGGACGATGACGACGACTGAAGCCGAAGGCGTGGCTGCCCTGCTGGGCGATGGTTCCGCTGGCGCCGCCGCCGAAGGCGGGGCCGCTGCGGATGCAGGAAAGCCTGCGGCCCCGGCCGGTGACAGCTGGTGGAGCCCGCTGGGCATATCGGCCGAAAAGGCCGAGGGGCGGCTTTCCGACGCGGAATGGCTGCAAAACAAGAACTATGGCGGCCTGCCGGACCTGATCAAATCCACGCGCGAGCTGGAGGGGAAAGTGGGCAGCAAGCTGGTGGCGCCCACCGGCCCCGACGACAAGGAAGGCTGGGCGGCGCTGGGGAAGGCGCTGGGCGTGCCGGACAGCCCGGACGGCTACCAGATCGAGATGAAGGGCGTGCAAGCCGACGACGAGCTGCTGAAGGGCTATGCCGCAAAAGCGCACGAGCTGGGCATTCCGCCGCACATGACGCAGGCGCTGGCGGCCTGGCTGGGCGACAGCCTGGTGGATCAGGCCAACAGCAATGCGACGAAGGCGAAGGCCGAACTGCAGACGGAGTGGAAAGGCGAATACGACGCCAATCTGGAGCTTGGCCGCCGCGCCATGGGTACGCTGGGGCTGACGCCGGACGACGTGAACCAGATGGCGGCCGGGTTCGGGCTGGCCAGGACCATGCAGTTGCTGGCGCGGGTGGGCAAAGGCATTTCCGAAGACGGCGGCCTGCCCGGACGTGGCAGCGGGGCTCAGACGCCCGAACAGATGGCGGCTCGCAAGCAGGAAATCATCAAGTCGCCCGAGCTTTCGAAGAAACTGCGCGAGGGTGACGCCACACTGAAGGCCGAATGGGACCGCATCATCGCTGCCGAGGCGGCAGCGCTGGAAAAGGGATACGGGCGCGCGGCGTAAGGCGCCCCCCTCACCTTTCGTGTGCCACTGGCGCCGGTGTGAACAGCCGGCGCTTTTTTTTCGCACCCCCCTTGCGCGGGGGGGGCGTGCGTTCGGCAGATAAGGTGCCAAGACCGGACAAGGTGCGCTGGCCCATTTCTTCGATCGAAGGGGTGGGCCACCTCCCCCGGCCCTGGCGGCGGATGCCGCCCGCCGATGCGGGCGCAAAACGACAGGAAGGCCCCGGAGACCCGGACAAGCCCTCTGCTTTTCAACTGATGAGCAAAGGGTTTGAACCATGTCTATCCTCGCACTTCCCACCAGCACCTTCACCGCCAATCTGGCGCTGGCGCTGGCGCAAACCACTTCCAAGCTGGCGCATCTGGCCATCCAGCAGCCGGCCAGCGGCGAACTGCAGCAGATCAACAACCTGGTGCAGCCGCGCCGGGCGCGCCGCAAGACCGCGCGCTTCGAACCGATCACCCACACCAGCGGCGACTATGTGAAGCGCTGGGCGCCCATCGACGATCCCTATTACTTCGAAGAGACCGTCGACAAATTCGACGAGATGAAAACCCTGATCGACATTCAGGGCGGCGCCACCATGTCCAGCGCGGGCACGCTGCAGCGCGCGAAGGATGAAGCCTTCCTGCGCGGCTTCTATGGCCCGAACTACACCGGCAAGGCCGGCTCCACCATCGTGACGTTCGCGGCCGGGAACATCATTCCGGTGAACGAAGGTGCGGCCGCCGCCACGGGCATGAACGTGGACAAGCTGCGCGCCGCACAGAAGGTGCTGCGGGAAAACCATGTCGACCTTGAAGCCGAGGAATGCTTCATGGCGCTTTCCGCAGACCAGATCGCCGACCTGCAGGCCGAGATCGAGATGACCAATGCGGACTTCAACCGCACGGACAGCCCGGTCCTGCGCGACGGCAAGCTTTCGCGGCTGCTGGGCTTCAACTTCGTCGCCTGCCAGTTCGGGGACGCCGAGAGCTTCGGCGACGAGGTGGCGGCGCTGACGCTGGACCCCAGCGGATATCGGCGCGTGCCGTTCTGGACCCGCAGCGGGATGGCGATGGCGACGTGGGAAGAACAGTTCAGCCGCGTGAGCGAGCTGGCCGGCAATCACTACGCCATCCAGATCTACGCCCGGAACTGCCAGACCGGCACCCGCACCGACGAGAAGAAGTGCGGGCAGGTGCTGTGCCTGGAGGCGTAACCCCGAACCCCTGACAGGCGCCCGGCCCAGGCCGGGTTGCCCAGACAAAAGGACGAGACAATGGCGACGAAATATCCTGTTGAGCTTCAGGGGGTGAAGGACGGCACGGTGCCGAAGTTGCAGGCCGATGGCGCGGTGGTCGGCGGTGGGCTGCACCGGTTCCGCAGCACCATCGAGCTGGCGGCAGCGGGCAACGGGCTGGTGCAGGCGGCGGATGCCGTTCTGCTGGGTGATCTGCCTGCCGGCGCCGCCTTCGCCTATGGCGTGCTGACCGTGAGCGCGTCGCTGGGGGCCGCGAACGTGGCCATCGGCACCAACGCAACGCATGCCAGCAACGGCCAGTATCGCGGCGCGGCCGTGGCCACGACCACCGAAACCCCGGCGCTGTTCGGGAAGACAGCCGCCCAGAAGGCCGCGCCGTCGAAGACCCCGGCAAAGATGTATCTGACCACGGACGCAAACCTGCCGACCGCAGGCACCATCGTGGTGGACATCTTCGTGAGTTCGGCCCGCTGATTTGACCCCGGCGTGACGAAGGGGCGGCGGCGCTTCCCTGTGCGCCGCCGCCCACCCCTTCCAGATGGAAAGGCGAGCTGATGGCGAACCGCAAATACAAGCTGGCCCTGGGGCAGAAGCCCGGCGCCGTGGTGGAAAGCGCGGGCACCACGATCAGCGCCGGGGCCGGCATCGAAGTGAACATCGACTATGGCGCAGAAATGAGCCGTGGCGAGCTGAGGCGGCATCTGGTGAAGATGGAGCGATCGCTGCTGACCTGCCCCTGGCCGCCCGCCGCCTGAGACCATGGCATCCGAAACCGGCATCGCCAATCTGGCCCTGCAGAAGCTAGGCGACGAAGGCGAGATATCCAGCCTGGACGAGGACACCCGCGCCGCCCGTTCCGTGGCGGCCTGCTTTGCCGACATGCGCGACGCCGTGCTGCGCGATCATCCGTGGGATTTCGCCCGCCACCGGGTGCAGCTGCCGGCGCTTTCCAGCGGGCCTGCCTGGGGCGGGCTGACTGCGTTCCAGAAGCCTGCCGACTTCATCCGTTTCATACTGACCGAGCGGGACAGCCCCTACAGCCTGGAGGGTGACGCCATCCTGGCGCCACAAGGCGGGCCGCTGAACCTGCTTTATGTCCGCCGCGTGACGGACACGGGCCGGTTCGACCCGCTGTTCGTTGAAGCGCTGGCGGCGCGCATCGCGCAGCAGGTGGCCATTCAGATCACGGGCCAAGTAGGCATCCGCGACCGGGTGGCGCGGGAGTATGAAGCCGCGCTTTCCAGCGCCAAGCGGGTGAATGGGCAAGAGGATGCGCCGCAGGACCTGGCCGAGGATGACTGGCTGCTTTCGAGAAACCGGCCATGACCACCACGCTGCAGCAGACCAGCTTCAACGGCGGCGAGCTTTCCGCGCGGATGGAGGGGCGACCGGACCTAGCCGCCTATGGCATTTCCGGGCGCAGCGTGGAGAACATGTTGCTGACGGTGCAGGGCCCGGCGGTGAAGCGCAGTGGCACGCGCTATGTGGCCGAGGCCGGCGGGCGTGGCGAGTTGATCCCCTTCGCCCACAATGTGACGCAGGGCTATGTGATCGAGGCGCTGAACGAAGCCATGCGCTTCTTCACCAATGACGTGCGCATCGAGACGGCGCCGGGTGTGCCCTACCAGATCAGCACACCCTGGCCGCAGGCGGACCTGCCGCTGCTGGACTGGGCGCAGAGCGCGGACGTGCTTTATCTGGTGGATGGCAAGCGGCAGCCGCGCAAGCTGAGCCGGACCAGCGCCACCACGTTCGCGCTGGCGCCCCTGACCCTGAAAGATGGCCCGTTTCAGGACCAGAACAGCGACAAGACCCATAGCGTGACAGCGAGTGCCGCGACCGGCGGCGTGATGCTGACCGCGACCGCCGCGCTGTTCCTGCCCGGCCATGTGGGCGGGCTGATCGAGCTGGAGGCAGTGGACTTCCGCAGTGTGCCGGCGTGGGAACCGAACATCGAGATTTCGTTGGGCGAGCTGCGGCGATCCGAAGGCAAGGTCTATCGCGCAGTCGGGCTGCCGCTGAGTTCGTCCAAGCGGACGGGGACTGACAGGCCGACCCACACGGAGGGGCGCGAGCGCGACGGCAGCGGCAGCGGCGAGGATGTGAACGACAAGAAGGCCGGGGGGGTGCTGTGGGAATATGTCTATTCCCGCGCCAGCGTCGCGCGCATCACGGCGGTGGTTTCGCCCACGGTCGCCAATGCGACGGTTGATCGGCGGCTGCCCGACGAGATCGTTTCGCAGGGCAGTTACCTGTGGGCTATGGGCGCCTTTTCCGATGCGGCTGGCTGGCCGCAGGCGGTGCTGCTGCATGGCGAGCGGCTGTGGCTGGCGAAAGGCAATGAGCTGTTCGCGGGCGTGGTTGGCGACCTGGAAAACTTCAGCCACCGGGACGACAGCGGGCTGCCGCAGGCCGACCTTGCGTTCCGGCACCGACTGAGCCGGCCGGAGCCGATCCGCTGGATCGCCGACGACAAGGAGTTGCTGGTGGGCACGGCAGCCGCCGAATATGCCATCACGCCGGTGAACACGGCGCAGGCGGTGGCCTACAACAATGTGCGCAGCCCCCTGCAATCCCGCCATGGCTGCGCACGGGTGCGGCCGGCGCCGGCGGGCGGTTCCACCCTGTTCGTGCAGCGCGGCGGCCGAAAGATGCGCGCCGCCGACTTCGCGTTCGACCGCGACAAGTTCGTGAGCCCCGACACCACGGTGAAATCCGAGCATATCACCCGCACCGGCATCATCCGGCTTGCGGCGCAGCCGGAACCGGAAGCCTCCATCTGGGCGCTTCGCGCCGATGGCGTGCTGGTGTGCCTGACATGGAACGAAGAGCAGGAAGTGCGCGGCTTTTCCCGACTGGTGCTGGGCGGCGCCGGCGCGGCGGTGGAAAGCATCGCCACCATCCCCGCGCCGGACGGCACCCATGATCAGCTGTGGCTTTCGGTGCGGCGCAACATCGCAGGGACGGAGCGGCGCACCATCGAACGACTGGAACCGCTGTGGACGCAGGATCAGGCGCCCGAGACCGGATACTTCGTGGATTGCGGCCTGAGTTATTCCGGGGCGCCCGCCACCCTGATTTCCGGCCTGGACCATCTGGCCGGTGAAACGGTTGCGGTGATGGCGGACGGCGCGGCGCACCCGGATTGTGTGGTGAGCGGCGGCGGGCAGATCGTGTTGAACCGCGCCGCATCGGTTGTGCATGCCGGCCTGCCTTTCAGCGCGCATGTGGAGACGATGCGGCTGATCGAAGAGGGGCGCGGCGGATCGACGATTTCAAAAACGAAGCGCGTGGTGAAGCTGGCGCTGGGCCTGCAGGAAACGCTGGGCATCCGCGTGCGGCGGCCGGGTGGGCGCAACGAGGATGTGCCGTTCCGTTCCAGCGCGATGTCGATGGATGCGCCAGTGGAGCTGTTCACGGGCGAGAAGATCGTGGGCTTTCCCGGCGGGTATGACCGCGAGGCGCGCGTGATCGTGGAGAGCTGGCAGGCCCTGCCCTTCACCCTGAACAGCATCGGCCCGAGGCTGGATGTGGGAGAGGCCGATTGATCGAGAGCGGATCCGTACGGGCCCTTCCCTTCAAGCCGGCGGACCTGCCGCTGCTGGCGCTGCAGACATCGCAGCGCCAGTGGATGGGCGACGACGCCAAGCTGGACGAAGCCTATGGCCAGGAGCTGGTGGAAGCCGGCCCCTGCTGGACCGTGACCGACATGGCCGGGTGGCCGCTGGCGGTGCTGGGCTTCAAGCTGATCCATGCGCGCTATGCCGTGGCCTGGGCGCTGCTGGGCCGGATCGGCCGACACCATCTTTCGCTGACGCGCGGCGTTCGCCGCCACATGGCCGGCGCCGGGTATGCGCGCGTCGAAGCCCTTATCCGCGCCGACCATCCGGCGGGCGCCCGATGGGCCGGGCTGGTGGGGCTGACGCGCGCGTTCCTGGTGCGCGCGGCCGGGCCGGAGGGCGAGGATTTCTGGCTGTATGAAAGGGTGGTGAACCGTGGCTGAGGCTGCGAGCGGCAGCGGCATGACCGCCGGGCAGGCCGTGCAGGGCGGCGGTGCGCTGATGCAGGGCATCGCCGGATTTCAGGCCGGCAAGGCGAATGCGCGCATGGCGCGGGCGGAGGCCAATGCGGCCTTGCGGCAGGGTGTGGCGCAGGACGATGAAATCCGCAGCACGGCCCGCCGCACGGCCGGCGAGGCCATCGCCGCCATGGGCGCGAACGGCGGCCAGATCGGCACCGGCAGCGCACTGGACGCCATGCGCGATATCGAGCTGGAAAGCGGGCTGGACCGCCTGCGCGTGAAGACGCAGGCGAAAAACACCTATGCCGCCAAGCAGGCGCAATCGCGGCTGTATCAGCGGCAGGGCGGGTGGCAGCTGCTGGCCAGTGCAACCGACGCGGCCAGCGCCTTCATGGGCGGCGGCGGAAGCTGATGGGTGTTTTCTCCCTCCGCGCCCCATCCGGGGCTTGGCATCGGCGCACTGGCGCCGGAGCGCGGTCGCGCTTGCGGGCTTTCGCCCGTGATATGGGTGGCGTGCGCTGATGGCCAGAATTCCCATCTATCAGCGGCAGACGAGCGCGGCTGTGGGGACGCAGCTGGACCTGCCGCGTGCCAGTGCGGAGGCGTTCGGCGGCGGGTTCGGTGCGTCTCTGGAGCGAGCAGGCGGGCAGATGCGGCAACGCGAGATGCGGGCCGAACGGGAGGCGCAGGAAGCTGCCGACAATTCAGCGATGACGGAAGCCGCGCTGGCCGTGGAACGGGCGCAGGCGGACATCAACAAGCGGGCGCTGGCAGCACGCGAGTCGGCCGGAGCCGATGGCAGTGGCCATGCCGAAGCTGTGCTGACCTATCTGGACGAGCGCAGCGGCGAAGTACTGGGGGCGATATCCAACCCACGCGCGCGGCAATGGGCCGAGCTGCGGCTGACGAGCCTGCGCGGCGACGTGGACGTACGCGAGGCCGGATGGGCCGCCGGGCTGCGCGCGGCGAAGACGGCGGGCGATTATTCGATGGCGCGCGATGTGGCAGCGAACGGCTTGTTCACCGCGCCCGACCGCCGGCAGCTAGACACCACCGTGGCGCAGCATGAGCAGCTGGTGGATGGGCTGGCCCTGCCTGCCGACGTGAAGGCGAAGCTGAAGGCCGAGAACAGGGCGCAGTTCGCGGAAAGCTATGCGCAAGGGCTGGCGGAGCGCGACCCCTATGCCCTGCGCGGCGAGATCGACGGCGGCAGCCTGAACGCGCTGCTGAACCCTGATGCGATTGCCACGCTGCGCAACCGGGCTGACGGTGAAATCCGGGGACGCGAGGCGCAGGTGCGGGCCGAGCAAGCGCAGCGGCGAGCGGAAGCGCGGGCAGCCGAGGCAGCCGCGCGGGAAGCGGCGCGCGCACAGCGGGCAGCAGACAAGGACTGGGCGGATGGGATCGTAGCAGCTTCCCGCGAGGGCGTGCCAATTCCCATGGATGTGATGCGCCGGGCGGCCTCTGTCTATGCGCGACAGGGGAACCCCGGCGCTGCACTGACAGCCGCGACCATCGGCACGCGCAACGCGGTGAACACGCAATATGGGCGGATGAGCCCGGTTGAGCTGCAGCGGGCCGAGCAGCAGCTTTCAACCGAGATCGCGAAGGCCGGGGCAAGTGCCGACCCGACCATGATCGCCGCGCGCGACCAGCTGCGCACGCTGCGCGCCAGGCAGCACGATGTCACGCGCACGGACCTCCTTGGATGGGCAGCGCAACAGGGAACCTCCATTCCTGACCTGGACCCGGCGAACCCGGATAGTTTCCGCCAGCGCGGTGACATCGCCCGCAATGCGGCGCGCACCTATCGTGCGCCAGTGCAGCCGCTGCGTTCCACCGAAGTGGATGCCTTTGCCGAGACCTTTGCCACCGGATCTGCACAGCAGAAGATGCAGGCGGCCCGCACCCTTTCCCTGTTTGGCCGGGATGCGACGGCAGCGGCTGCGCAGGTGGCGAAGAAAGACCAGCTGGCGGGCTGGGCAATCGGCCTTTCATCGCAGGGGCGGTTTGCTGCGGCACAGGACCTGTTCAACGGCGCGGACTATCTGAGATCCACGCCGAAGCTGGCGCCGAAAGACAAGGTGGACGAGCGCTGGGCTGGATTGGTGGGTGACATGTTCCGCTTCTGGCCGGCGGCAGGGCAGGCCGCGAAGGCCGCAGCCACCAACATCTATGCCGCGCGCTGGGGCCGAGACGGCGGGACAGACTGGCGGCACCAGGCGTTCGACGCCGGCACCGACATGGCGTTCGGCGGCATCGTGGGCGCGGATGGGGTGAAGCGCGGCGGACTTGGCGAATGGGCCGGCGCCCCGCTGCCCCTGCCCAGCGGGGTTTCGCAGGAACAGTTCGACAGGACGCTGATGAACCTGACGGACGGGCAACTGCGCAGCGTGGCAGGCCTGCGGCCAGTGGGGGAGCGTGGGCAGGACATCAGCGCCGAGGCCGTCAAGCGCGGGCGGCTATACCCCGCCGGGGACGGCCACTATTATGTGGTGCTGCCTGGTGCCACCAACCCGCTGCGGCGGCCGGACGGGCAGCTGTTCGCGCTGCGCGTGGGGCAGAAAGCCGCCGAGCCATGAGCGGGCCGCTTGACGCCTTCCGCACACCGGACCTTGGGCGGCTGATCGCGCCCGGTGGAACCATGCCGCCGGCGACGTTCAGTGAGACTTGGGGCGCCGCCCTGCAGGCCGGCAATGTGCTGGACCGTTCGGACAGCTATGACCTGTATGCCCAGCAACTGGCTCAGCCCGTTGTGGACGCGCTGCGCCAGCGCGGGCGAACCGCGATCCAGACAGGATATGGCCGCCGCATCGCCATCACGCCGCGCAACTTCGCGCGGGACCGGCAGGTTGTCGCCGATCGCATCTGGCAGGAAGTGGCGGCCGAGCGCGAGCGCGACCCCGAATTCCTGAAAGACCTGCCTGACCGGGAGGCATTCGAGGCTGCGGTGCTGGCCAGGCGCAAGCATGACCTGGGCGACGCCGAGGCCGTGCTGGCGCGCAGCAGTGGCATCGGCGGCGCGGTCGGCGGCTTCCTGGGCGCGGCGGACAGCACGCTGCGCGACCCGGTGACGTGGATCACCACGGGCCTGACACTGCCGTTCGGCGGGCCTGTAACCGGCGGGATCGCCAGGCGGATCGGCATCACCGCACTGCGCGAAGCGACGCTGAACACGGCCGCGACCGTGCCGGCGCTGGCCTTCAAGGCCGAGAACGCCGAAGAGCTTGGCCGCGAATATGACATCGGCGATGCCGCCCTGGACCTTGGGCTTTCGGCTGTTGTGGGGGGCGCATTCGGCGCAGGCGCGGCCGGCCTGGGCCTTGCGGCGGACAAGGGCATTGAACGCTATACGGCGCGGCAGCTGGCGCGAGAGCTGGAGGCCCTGCCGCAATCGCGGGGTGTTGAACTGACGCCTGACGAGATGGCGGCGGTGAAAGTGCTGCGGCGGCAGGCCGAAGACCTGGACGCATCGCCATATCAGCCAGGCTCCGTTGCAGACGGAGTGCATCTGAGCCGCCTTCACGAGACGGAAGATGCCCTGCTGCATGGTGAACCGCTGCCGCAGCCGGAGGTTTCCCTTGCGCCCGAACCGGCCGCGATCGACGCGCAACTGCCGGGGAACTACCGCATCCTTTCCGCGAAAGTGCTGCAGACGGACCCGGAGACGTTCCAATACAAGGCCGGCGGCGACGGACAGGGCGTGACGGACAAGCTGCGCGGGGTGACGGAATGGAACGCCGATGCCGCCGGCGCCATCATGGTGTGGGAGCGCGCCGACGGCACCCTGTTCGTGGCGGACGGGCACCAGCGCAGCGGGCTGGCGCGCCGGCTGATCGGCGAGGGGCGCTATGATGACATCGGCCTGCTGGCGCACGTGTATCGCGAAGCGGACGGCGTGAGCGCGAGGCAGGCGATGATGCGGGCCGCCGGCGCGAACATCCTTGCCGGCACCGGCACCCCGCTGGACGCGGCGCGGATCATCCGCCTTGCCGGGCTGGACAGCGAGCATCTGCGCGGTTTCAACCGGGCCAGCGCCTTCGGACAGCAGGCCATCGGGCTTTCCCGCCTTTCGGATGACGCCTTCGGACTTGTGATTAATGGCGACGATGAGACCATGATCATCGGCGCGATCGTGGGCAAGGTGGCGCCGGAGACGCCGGAACTGCACGCGCAGATGATCCAGGCGCTGCGCACCGCCGACGTTTCCAGCGAAGGCCAGCGCGAACTGATGCTGCGCGACATGCTGGCGGCCCCGCGCAGCCGTGAGCATCAGCACGACATGTTCGGCGTGATGGAGGTGACGCGCAGCCTTTACGCCGAGCGGGCGCGCATTCTGGAGCGCACGCTGAAAATTGTGCGCGATGCGAAGCGCGCGCTGGTTTCAGCGGCCGACAATGCCGACACGCTGGCCGAAGCCGGCGCCCGGATCGACAGGGGCCGCGCCGCCGCCGTGGCCGCACAGAACGCCCAGCTGGCCGACGTGATCGAGCGCCTGGCGCGCGTGACGGACAACCCGGTGAATGCCGCGCTATCGCGCGCGGCCGTCGCCATGAGCGAAGGAAAAAGGGCTGATGCCGCCGCAAGAGACTTCCTTGGAGAGCTTCGGGCGCAACCCGACCTTGTTAACGAGCTTGTCACCGGACGAGGCGCTGGCGGAGATGATGCAGGGGGTGCGGGACGCGCAGGCGGCACAGGCGCTGGTGCTGCAGCGGAAGGCGGCGCGCGTGCTGGCGGCGCAGAAGGAGGCGACGCCGGAGAGCTGAAGCCGACCATCACGCGCGCAGAGGCCGAGGCGGGCCAGCTGGGCAAATCGCTGGACGAGCTGGAGCGGATGGCAGCCGCCAATCAGGTAGCGCTGAACGATCAGGTGCGGGCGATTGCCCGCGATCTGGGCGTGAAGGGGGTGGAAGCGAAGCCGAAAGCTCGCGCGCGGATCATCGAGAAGGTCGAGAAGGAGGGCTATGCCGAGCCGGGCCAGCTGATGGATCTGGCGCGGGCTGCATTTACCGTGCGGACGGCGGAAGAGGCCGACGCGATCATTGCCCGGCTGCGACGCCAGAATGCGCTGTTCGACAAAGGATGGGTGGAGAACCGAGCCAGTGGATATCTGGACCGGAAGCTGGTGCTACGCTTTGAGAACGGCGGCGCCGCCGAGGTTCAGATCATTCCGCAGGGCGTCTATGATTTCAAATCCGGCCGTGGAACGGAGCTTTACAATATTGAGCTGGCCAATCGCGGTTCGCCGGAAGCGGCCGCCGCGCTGGCGGAAAGCAAGGCCGGTTACGCAGCCGCGCGGGCCGGTTCCCCCTTTGAGGATTTCGGCAGCTTGTCCAAGTCCGCCTCGGGGAATTCCTTACGGAAATCCGCCTCTGACATGGAAGCGCCTTCCCATTCGACCTTGGACGAGAATGCGTCAGAAGGGGCTTTCCAGCGGCCTTCAGACCAGACGAACCCCACGCCATCGACCAGCGCGCAGGGCCGGAGTTCCAATTCGAGCAGTTCGACCGACATCGGCGATCCTTTCGAACCGAATATAGGGCTGGACGGGCCGGAAGGCAAATTGGCCAGCGACGCGCTGGGCAACCGCGTGGTGGACGATTTTGACGATCCGCTGGGGGCCGGTGCGGCCAGCCAGGCCGAGCACCTGACCCATGACATGCGCGCCGATCTGGACGCGGGTGCTGAGCCTGAGGAACCGGGCGGGCTGTTCGCCCTGTTCGACGGGGACGAGGTGGACCCGCGCGCCGAGCTGGGCGCGATAGACGCGGACGTTGCAGCCTTCGACGCAGTGAAGGGCTGCCTGAAATGATCCATGCCTGCATCCTGAACCTGCGGCAGCAGGGCAGCATCACGGCCGCCCAGGCGCAGCTGTATCTGGACACCTTTGACGAGCTGCAAACCAACCTGCGGCAGAGCATGTCCGCCGCTGCGGCGGCGGCGGCCGCCACCAACCAGACGATGCAGGCCATGCGGGCGCAGATCCTGCGGCGGCAGAGGCTGGCGGGCCTGCGATACCAGACGCGAAAATCCATCGCCGGCGACCTGCAGCGGCTGGGTAACGATGGCGTGGAACTGGATATCGCAGTGCCGGCGCTGTTCGACTTCGACGAGCGGGCGCCGGGCATGTGGGACATCGAAAGCCGCCGGAAGGTGATCCTGGGCAAGGCGCAGGGGATGATGGCCGAGCTGCTGGAAACCTTCGACCGCACCCTGACTGGAAGCATCCGCGAGCCAGCCCGCTTCCTGAACGTGGTGCGCGAGGCGTTCGGGCAATCGACCGGCGACGCCAGCGCCCAGCAGCTGGCGCGCGCCTGGGGCGAGGCGGCCGAGTATCTGCGCAAGCGGTTCAATGCGGCCGGCGGCGATATCGGGCGGCTGACCAACTGGGGGATGCCGCAGATCCACGACGCGGTGAAGGTGAAGGCGGCGAGCTTCACTGAGTGGCGCGCCTTCATCACCCCCATGCTGGACCTGAACCGCATGGTGAACAGCAGCACCGGGCAGGCCTTCACCGGGGCGCAGCTGACCCGCGCGCTGCGCGACGTTTATGATGGCATCATCACCAGCGGATGGGATGACCGCACACTGGGTTCGCGCGGCAGCGGCAGCCTGGCGAACCGGCATGCGGACAGCCGTTTCCTGGTGTTCAGGACCGCCGACCAGTGGCTGGAATATCAGGCGCGCTTCGGCGCTGGCGATACCGCCGGCGACCCTTCGGCCCTGTTCGACGTGATGATGGGCCACCTGGACGGGATGGCGCGCGACATTGGCGCCATGGAGGTGCTGGGGCCGGACCCGGCCGCCACCGTGCGCTGGCTGGAAAACATGCTGGACAAGGCGGCCGCCACCGATGCGATCAGCAAGGGCCGCGTGCTGACGGTGGAGAGCAAGGCCGAGGCCGCGAAATATCAGGTTCGCACCATGTGGGGCCTGTTCAACGGCGAGCTGAACCGGCCGGTGAACGGACAGGTGGCGCGGGGTTTCAGCGCCGCGCGAGCCCTGCAGACAGCCGCCAAGCTGGGCGGGGCCGCCATCACGGCCATCACCGACGTCGGGTTCCAGATGACCACGCGCAGCTTCAACGGGCTGCCGGCAGCGAAAACGCTGGGCGATTACATCGCCTGGATGGCGCCCCGCCTGAAGGGCGATGAACGGCGGGTGGCCGTGCGATCCGGCCTGCTGGCCGAGGAGATGGCGCAGCGGATGGGCACGCTGCACCGATATCAGGAGGAGTTCAACACGCCGGGATGGGCGCAGCGGGTGGCATCCGGCGTGCTGCAG